CAATCCTATAGTGCATCGTTAATCCGACATCACTAGATTTATATATTGGGTCACAATATGAATAAAACGTCAATTCATCATCAACATTGAATAGTCCAACCTCTGTAATATTTGTTTCAAGTGATGATAAAGGTAAATCAAATGTTACATAATAGTAAGTTGGTGTCGAAACATATTCTATATGTTCGTTAGGTATTGTTATAATTGTATTTTTCAAAGATTCATTCAACCATGGATTCCATGATTCCGTACCACTGGCATCACCAAGCTCGATATAGCCAGAAGTTAATGGGGTCCATACAGAATCCTGTGTATTAGGAGCACCAACACCCATAATAAGAGCGTAGCCATCTTGTGGTACTGCAAATGAAGCAGTTGCAAGATTAGAACTAACAAGTCTAACAACTTCGGGGTAAATCTTCTCATCAGAAGTATTGAAAAACTCTATCATAATACCAATAACTTCAAGATTGTGTTGTAAAGACCAAGAATATGAAGCACCTGTCTGGTCAATCTTTAACTGTGCCTCTCTTGTGAAACATCTACCATTAACAGCTGTGCTGAATGTTGCAACTAAATCTGTAGTATCAATATTAGTAACAGTATCAGGTATTATTTGGTTATAAGAATTATCAACAAAATAAGAGAAAACGTCTTTGGCGCCGTTATTGTGAGTTATATTCCAAGTGGTTGATGCACCTACTTGTTGTGTTGATTCTTCTGCTGTTGCCATATATACCGTACCTGCATCAGGAGCACCCAATTCTATAGTAATATCACTAGGTCCTGTTTGTTGAATATTCTCAGGTATAAGTCTTTCGTTAGCGGTGTCATAACACTGTGTAATAACCCTCCAAGAGCTAAGCTCATGTGTCACAAGCCATTCATCAGAAGTAGCTGTTTGAATGTAAAAGGCTGAACCTGCGGCAGGCGAGGCAATCGTTGGAAGTAAAACAGTATTATAAACAGCTGGATAGGCACCGGCGTATAAGGCTTTAAATAAATTAGAAAAGTCTGCTAGAGGAGCAATCAATGTTCTATAGTGAGGTACTTTCGTAACAGGTCTAATAATCTCCCAGTATTTCAACAGGTTAAAAATAGTAGGCTCGTCCATGATAAAATCATCACCAAACGGAGCATTTGTCATATCAATTTCAACTTTATAGTGTGGTGCTAGAGTCCAAGAATCACCGTAGCCATCATAATCTGCTGGGTAGGCACTTACACCCTTTGATTCGTAGTAATATTTTCCTGCCCCTGTGTATTCGTGAACCCTTACATCATCTACAAAGAATGTACCACCAGATGGAGCACTAACAACCACAGTAGTAGCATCGCCACCTGTTGACTGACTTCCATCTGACTCAATTTTATTCCATGTATTTAATGTTAAGCCTCCAACAAGCTGTGAGTGTGCCTCACCAGTACCACCACCCGTTGTTAAATGTATTTTAGCATTTGTATCATCTGTTGGCCATACCCAGGCACTACATTTATATTCTTCATTGGTTTCTGTAGTAAATACACCACTCTTAATACCGTCTTCACCACCAGTAGACCTAAAGAACCTACTAAAACCACCACTGTATTCATGTATACTACTTCTCACATTAAAATCAGGAGAACCAAAATCATACCAGTAATCATCTATTTCCATATTGAAGTTTTTCACAAGATTATTACCAGCATCTATATCATAGTAAGAAATATACAGATAATCTTCAAACGATGGATATGAAGGTGGACCCGGCGTTGCACCGTCATGCCACATTTCATAGATATTAAGCATATTAGGCGTTGAGCCGACAATCAATTTCCATATAATATACAAGGCAGCGTATGTGCCCTTTCTCTTTAACCAACTAATAATTCTAGATACAAAATCTCTCTGTTGATCTTCTGTTAATGCCCACGCAGAACCAGAAATATCCTCAGTTATTGTAACATCATACATCTGAGCAATATAACCAAGGAAGTCAATATCAACCTCATGTGGGTCTAGTAAAGTTATGAGGTTCTTGAGCATTCCATAGATTTCGCTGTGAATACGATCAAAATAGATGTTCAAAAATTCTTGCATCTTTTCTGTTCTACTACCATCTGGTAGGGCATTATAAGCAAAATCCCTCATACCTTGCCAGTGAACTCTGTATTCACCAGTTGCACCATCATAAAGATAAATCTTTCCAAAGTATGCGAAAGGTTTCTCTAAGTTAAAGTAATGCTTAAAAACATCACTTGTTTCGGCAAGTCTTGCTACCCACTCATGTATATAACTATCTTTTCTAAAATAGGCATCTGAACCACTCTCAAATACTGCACTTGCACTTGGGTCAATTGTAAATATAAAATACGAGCCATCAACCCATTCATCAACATCACTTCTGAAGTTCACCTCTGTAAGGGTGCCGTCAATATCAATAAATAGTTTCGTCCAAAAACCACCCTTTCCTATAATACCATGCCTGTCACCGATTAACTGACTATTGACACTAAAACCAGTTTTAGAAAGAATATACCATCTAGACCAACTCCAGTCATTCAGATCAATCCATTCCCAATCTGTAGAAGTCGCATCTGTATCAGTAAATTTAACATCTTGATAAAACGCTGTAGTATCAACAGTATATCCTTCATGTGCCACACCCGCATGTGATTCTTCAAAATAATCATCGAGAAGATAGTAAGGAACGTCTGCAAATCTTGCCATTAGTCAATATTCTCCTTTAAAATTCCTGTGTAATTCTAGTAGTTACAACACTCAAAGCTGGAAATTGGTCATGCCCGAGTTCTATTGTTCTTAAAACATTATCACCTGATATGGTAGCTTCAGCATACCGTGGATATGTAGCAGAACCATAAGCTTGAACTGTTGCATTTAAAACATCAATATCTCTGAAGATCAGATTTCTAACTCCAGAAATGTTGTCAAAGTTATCATCAGCAGAGACCTCCTCTGGGTCCATAATAAACTCATAAATGTCCCTAAAGTCTATCTCCTCGTTAAAATCTCTATTTACTTTATTGAAATACCAAACCAATTTATTCTGGACATCAGCCATGACAGTTGCAAAATTGAATGTTCTATTAACTCTTAAACCAATCTCGAAATCAAAATAAATTAAAGTTGGTAACTCCCATGACTCATAGGCACTTAACATCTTTCTAGGTTCTATATATTCACCCAGTAACGATGTCCAACTACTAGAATATGCAATAGGCACAACACCATCTGAAACAATTGATGATGCCGAAGTATCAATAGTAGCCGTGCTCCATTGATATGGAATTACAGACAGGTGAACTTTATTATATTCACTGTAATCTCCAGATGGAGCCACTTCTTTTTCACCCCAAGCCGTTGCCGCTAGAATATCGGAACGAGACTCTAAATATGTCCTGTAATCATAAGCAGTTACGGTTCTAAATTGTGAATGTAAGGCACCCCTTGCATTATCTTTAATATCTGCAACAATCTCTGGAGAGGAAGAACCGAAAGTAGCTGTAGAATTAGTCACTGTTATATCTGCAGTTTCTAGATAATCGGCTGTAGCTGTATTGTAAATCATGTTAGCATCAGGAATTGTAATGGTACTTGCGGCAACTTCACCATCAACACCAAGTGTTTTAATAACTATGATTTCAATTTCATCATCACCGTCTGGTACCGTTCTAGAAGTTGAGAAAACAAGTTTATATCTTTGATATTTGTCATATTCAAATTTATAGACCTCATCATTGTCCTGAAGTCCACTCAACTCATCATAGAAATCTGATACTCTTGTCCAAATCTCATCGTTCACAGTTACTTGTATAGATACGTTCTCATCAAGTAAGAAATCATCATATCCATAATCCTCTTGTGGAAGTATCAATTCATTATCAACAAAATCGTCACCTGTATATGTCCCGAGAGAGTTAACCTCTCCCTGTCTGACAGGTAAACTAAACGTATAAGGTAAAGCACCTGCACTAATAGACCAACTCTGAGTGGTACAGAACTTGATAGACGTACCTTCAGAATCTTCAGCACTTGATGTTATTTGATGCCAAGCAGGAATAGACAAAACATCACCTTCTATCAAACCTGCCGAAACTGTTACCGATAAATCGGTCTGTGCTGCAAGATAACCCTTTGGGTCATAGCCCATAAGTGTTGCAAGTCTGTGAACATTTTCATAAATGTCAGCAGTATCAATATATACATTCTTAGCGATCTTGTTTATGAAGAATGTTGATAACTCTCCAAGATATGCCATTAATTCTATAAGAATGGCTATATTAGAACCCTCATAGTCATAGTCTGCAAACACATCGCTATTAGCTAACTGTGCTCTCATTCTAGATACTAGGGTTGTAAAATCTACATTTAAATAATCTGGTCTTAGTGTAGCCATAGTTTTATCCCTGTTTTAAAATAAAGTTTACTGTTTGTACCTTTCTTGATGTTTTAAGTCTAAAATTAAGAGTTATGTCATATTCACCTTTATCATAGTCCTGATGAACATCTAAGTTTTCAACAATTATTCTATCGTCCCATAACTCAATAGAACCGAAAATTCTATTACCAATTTCATATGCTGTCGTATCATCCATCGGTTCAAAGAGAAGGTCCATTAGATTAATCGCAAATTCTGGAAGCATTCTTCTACTCCCCTGTCTAGTATTTATTATATTGATTAGCGAATTTTCGATGGCTTCTTCTTCTAAATCTTTCTGAATATCACCATCCTGTTGCATTTCTAGTTCCGCATCAAAATCACTATAAATTGCCATAATTTACCTCTTACGGTGTTGCATAATCACCCATAGGAGCAATCATACCGGTATATTTGTCATAATCATTTTCTACAACGCCTCTAGCGACCACTAAATTGGCTATCCTTCCTTCTAGGCCATAAGTACCGTCTAAACCAACAGTTTGTGTGATAAAATTATCCATAAAACCCCAATCATCTATGTAACCCTGAACAGTTACATCACTATCCCATAAGGCACCTTGAGGTGCATATGATCCTAAATATACACCATCTAGACCAGCGGTACATATAGAGGCATCAAGAACAACATAAGTATCAGGAGTATACAACGGATCGGCCGCATCAGAACCTGAGATAGTTGTGCTAACGGAAAACACACCACTATTTGTAACAACAGCAGAAGTACCCGCTGTATATGTAGAAGTCTGATTTCCTGTGACAGTAAACGAAGTGCCTGATATATATGTCAAACCTGCTGCCACTTCTGAATCAAATCCCATCCATTCATAAAGACCCCCACTACCAGAAACACCATAACTACCAAAAGTATAGAAGTATTCTGCCTTACCCGGCACAACATAAGCTTCTAAATCTATCTCTATTTGATCCTCTGCATAAACTAATGCCTGCATTTGCTGATTCAATTCAGCAATCAGTTGATCTATCTTAACCAGAGAACCACTAAGATTTTCGGAAGTCGAGGTGAAATCTGTCACCATTTGTGCTAATTTATCTGCATTTCCCATAATTTATCCTACAAAGACACTTCCTGCTCCGCCTATAACTTGTCCACTGTAAGTACCAGAAAAAACACTTGTTATAGTGCCGGCTCCAAGTCCATTTGCAAAAACAGAAGATGAACCGGAAACGATTAAACCTATATCACCACAAGTTGCACGAACTGTGCTAGTTACAAAAGCATTACCAAGTCCTTCTGAAAACACATCTGCGGAGCCTGAAATTATAATTCCACTATACGGATCGCTATTATGACCACCGGTACTACAGTTGCCAATCGTTGCATCCCCAATTCTCGCTGCACCCAGTCCCATTATATCTCCTTTCTTATATCTTTGAGGTCCTTCTTGATGTCTTTAGCTATATTCTTATAGTCTTGGTCACCAATTCCCTTCATTTGTTTATCCATCTGTTTAAAACTCTCAGTTGTGACATTTAATATCTTGTGTGCCTTATTCTGTCTACTTTTCCAATGATCTTTGGGTTTTGCCTTTCTATTCTTTAATTTTTTAGCCATTTTAGCTCTACAACGAGGACATATTACTTCTTCACCTCTCTCTACCGTGTATACCAACCAACACTCTGGTCTCAAACACATAAATGTCCTCATTTGTATCTCCTTAATTTAGATTTATAGGATTGCCCGTAACGGTACACTTACCAGTAACAGTTATAGTAGCATTTCCGCCAACATTAACAATCCAATTACCTGTTATATCAACAGTATGATCTCCACCTATTGTCACTGTAGAATCTCCTGTAATATTATCAATATGGTCGCTAACTCTTGTAATGGTCACAATACCTTCATTATCAATTACAGCATTTGTACCTGATGCGTGATAAATCTTTATTCTCTTTGCCTCTGGTGTTGAGTCAAGCTCTATTATATGACCGCCGTGGGTTTTCAATACTATATTATGTGGATATGTTCCCTCACCTGAGTTGAACTCGACACCGGCTGCGTCAGGGTATGTACCATCAGGGTCTACAAAGGCTACAGGTTCGGCCCCTTCTACTGGTGGAGCCGCCGCGGCTCCAACGGTACCGGGCGCTGAACCAAAATATCTCGGCATCATATGATTTCCATTTTCAAAGAAAACAAAAACATGACTACCTTGTAGAGGTACACCAAACAAGCCGTATCCTGATACAGAACCTTCAATCAAT